ATCAGGATTATGATTACAGATAATCTTTAGGATCAGATGACCAATCTTTCCAACCATTACCGTGTTTTTTAGGATCATCCTTTTTAGGAGTTTTCTTTTTTTTAGGTTTTGGCGGATTCACATCATCTTCCATATCTTCACCATCTTCATAGAAATCACCCATCTCATGCATATAATCTAACAGATCTTCTGCCATATCAGGAGTGAGTTCAAAATGAACGGATACTGTATCTTTTGTTTTAGGTGGTTTATTTTCTAACGCTTTAACCATGTCTGTTAGGGTTTCAGTGTTTTGTTTTTTAATTCTAGTCTTTTCATCTTCATAAAAAGAATTTAATACTTCACTTGGAATCATTAGTGACATAACAGCAGAAGTACTAATATCAACTGTACGGAATGTGGAAAATTCAGTCCAATCTCTAAATGTGATAATATCTTTTGTTTGTAATGATTTTGGATCTACCACAACCATTATTTTATACTCGAATGGTTCTTCAACTTTAATGACAGAGGAATTGGTAGATCTTACAATCTTACCAACAAGAGTTTCACCTGATACTAGTTTTATTATCCTATATCCGTTGTCTTGCATATGCTCTCCAATTTAATATTGATTTTTCTATGAGAGAAATTCTCAGACTCATATATTTTCAAGCGTTCAATAAAATGGCGAAGGGTGTGGTTTTGATAAGATTTCCACTGTAAGTCATCAGCAATATCAAATAGTCTAGCTTTGTCTTTGAATTCCGATTTACGCAACTGCCGTCCAATACTTTGTAATACTCGTATTCTACTTTTCGATGGTGAAGAGAATACAATATTATGTAGTCTTTTAATAGAGACACCCGTAGAAAAGGTTCCATAAGAAGCAATGATGATAGCATTGTCTTGTTTTTCACATAATTTTCTAACAGATTCTCTCATTTCAACATCTGTTCCCCCGTAAATAAAGAAAATATCTTTAGTTTTATTCGCATTCATGGTATTCATTAACTGATGCAGTATCTTTCCATGTTTTTCAACGTATTGAAATAACACAAGAGTATTTCCCTTTAGGTTCATTGCAAGATTTGAAATGAATTGATTTCTTGCAGGATTGGCAACCAACCAATCTAATTCTTCTTGATATGTTGCTCGTTTCAATTCTTGTCTAACAGAATTAGGATGATTTAAAACTAGACAATCAATCTCTAATCCTGATAGAATATCTTTTTCCATTAATTTTTTAGTAGTGGTAACATGCTTTACTCTACCAAACAATCCTTCAATAACTAATTTGTGAGTAAAACTACCATCCAATGTTCCTGTGGTTCCTATACGATAATCACAGTCTGTTAATTTGGTCATGATGGTAGTCAAAGATTTGCTCTTGAATAAATGACACTCATCACCCATCACGGTACCAAACTGATCAAAGTATTTCTGAGGCATCTTATAGATGCTTTGCCAAGTGGAAACAATAATTCTTTTATCTGAATTTTTTTCTTCACCACCAAATATTTTATGTACAAAATCTCTAGTCTTCCAATTTGTCTTGGAAGCATATTCAAAGAAATCGGAATACATCTGTGATACTAAAGAAATAGTGGGAACAATAATTAATATTTTTCTATCTTTTGGAAGTATACTGAGTAAATATCTGCATATAACATATATTATTAGACTCTTACCTGATCCTGTGGGAGAAAGTAGCAAACAACGCTTATGATTAAGAGCATGATGAATAGCATCGATCTGATGATCATGTGCAACAAGACTCTTGCCGTAAGCATGAGGATTTAAAGTTTTTATGTAATCTATAACCCCGTCAATCGAGATACTGTCTTCTCGATTTGGGATATTGTTCGTAAACGAATACGATCTATCTTTTGCGAACTGTTCAACATATTCTGAAAGTCCTGCATAGATTTGCTGTTTGTAGATATTATACAGCTTGATTTGTCCGTCCCACATTTTGTTTCTGTAGGCGGGCATGAATTTGTGTCCTGGAACTTGGAAGGTAAAGTGATCGGATAACTCCTTGGCAAAGCTTCTTTCACAATCCACTTTTATAAACACAGAATCTATAGGTTCAATCACTAAATCAGACATATACCATTATTTAGGTGGTTTACATACTGCCGTCTAGGAACTTTCTCCAAGTAATAGCATCTCTGATATGAAATTGTCTGTTTGTAATACCTTTAAGAACGGAACTTAAATAATCAACCTTTTCTTCTTGAATACTGAGTTTACCCTTTAATTCAAGTAGTTCATTATCTGATTGTAGATATATCTCTACATCTTGGCGAAGAATCTTAAGATCAAACGGTTCCCATGCAAGTTCCTTTAATCGTTCTTCACTCATTTTACCTGTGTAATACTCCCACTTATCCTTGTATAGTTTAGAGTAGGATGTCTTGAACGCTGTCAACCGCAACCGCTCATCATGAAACATTATGAGGTATTTGTTGTGAAGTTGTGGGATTCGGAGGGATTCCTTGTCTAATTCAGTCTTATCTAGTCCCAGATCCGATTTAACAGCGTTATAGAGGTCTTGTAGAGTCATATGTAAATTATATCACGCATTAGGCAGAAGTCAAGGTTTCCACACTATAGCCAGTAAATGCAAATGAAATATTACAAATAATAGGATTAATGTCTCCCACAGTGGTTTCAAAGTTTAAACTACCAAGTGCAGTAGGAAAACAATCTTTAAAATGTATTGCAAATATTGGTTTTGACATACTATTCATTACTATAAGAGTTGCATCTGAAAAATTATCTTTATATTTATCGTATCCACCCATAAAATTTACAGTTGGTGGAATTCTAGTGATCCATTCTTGTATTTCTTTCCAATTTGAAAGATCTTCTGCAACTGTGAAATTTATATCGAAATTATCATAAGTTAAACCGCCAGCAGCACGACGAACAGGTGTTGCAAACGGAGTAGGTAGCACAAATTCATTTAAACTGATGCCTGGTAAATTTGCAGATTGGCAAAAATAAACCATGTTAGGAATTCTATGGAAAACCACACGGAATTCATTTGGTTGTAAATTGTTTAGAGTTTTAGGTTCTCTTGCGATAACCGACTGTAAAAGGGGATTGTTGCTCATATAAAGTATTTAGGCAAAAAATAAGGGAGGTCTTTCGACCTCCCTCATAATCAGTTAATATAACTCAGACTCAACCACCGTAAGAAGCATCGTTACCGTGAAGATTGTCAACACGGAAGATACGATAGTACTGATTCATACGACTAGTCAAAGTTTGACCGTCTGGTGAATTACCATTCATAACGAACGGATTGCTAACAAGACCGTAACGAGTCTTGAAACCAATCTTTGGTTGGAAGGTACCCGTATCAACCGCACGAACCATTTGCAACGGAACGTATGGGCAATAAAAGAGACCTGCATCGTATGGGGAAGCACCCTTATAACCCATGCAAACATAGTTTACTGGATTGAATGATTCAATCGTAGTTGGCATCGAGTAAGGATCAATATAGACCTTAACTTTGCCACCTGAAATTGTACCTGCAAGAGTACTGCCGTTAACATCGGTGTTCAAGGCACCGCTGAAAGCAGGAGAGAAGTCAAGAAGACCACTCATGCTGAGAGCAGAAGCAACGTCTGGGGAGACGATTGCCATGTTTGCACGACCACGACGAGTATCAGCACCAATCTTGTTGGCTTCACGTTCCATTTGGAATGAAAGACCACGGAACTTTTCCGCACTCCAACGACCATCGGAATCGGCTTCAAGATCGTAGATACCACCACCACCCGCATTGTTCAAACCAAAAGCACCAGTGGTTTTACCCTTAAGATCAAGATTTTGAGCACCCAACTTGGCAACATTGTACACCAAGCGAACCAATTCACGGTTGATTTCAAACATGATTTCCGTGGAAAGAATGTTTGCAAGTTCCGTTTCAGCGTCAAGACCGTGAACAGCCTTGAGATCTTGAGCAAGTTCAATCGTGTATTCAGCCTTGAGAGCACGGGTCTTGGCTTCAACGGCTGTCTTTTCAATAGTGAAAGACATTTCATTGAAGTTAACAGTACCGTTACCAGCTTGTTCACCTTGACCAGTGGTCATACCACGGCTTGGACTAAAGGTACCATCAGTGCTAGCGGTATCGTTAGCAAAGATTCCACCCATATTACCAGCGTGTGTGCCACCTAAACCAGAGGCAGACTTGCTTGTATCGGCTTCACCATAGAGGGCTTCAGTACCGTCACGAAGACCAGTTGTGGTTCCGTTGGTAGCACCGTTAACACCAGGCGAATTATAACGGCTCTTCATCGCAAAGATAAGACCAGTTGG